GAATAAGTTTGTAACATTGTGTCTAGTTACCGGTGCTAGATGAGGTATAGCCTATGAGTTCGTCTTCCAGAACCGAGAGAGTTCGCTTTCAGACCAAGTTTCGGCAAACCATCAACGATGTCGATGCTGTTCCGAATTATTCGGAAACAAACACGTCCTCGTCGGTGATTGTCGACAACACGTTCTCGAATAGCGGTGCTGATCTCAGTAAATGGAGGGCCATCATAGACGCGGGTGGTAGCGCTACAAACCCTGTGACTGCTTCGCGGACCGTTGCTACAAGGACTCCCTTCGAGGCTTCTATACGTATCAAACGTAAAAGAGTCCAAGGGAACCCTCCTGGTAGAATCGTTTATCGCGAGGAATTCACGGAGCATTCGAAGTGCTACAATTCGCTAGTCGCACCTACTGCAGGGACTCATATCCCTGAAGCAAGTGCTGACGCTGTACGAGCGTTTGTTCGTGAGGTCAACAATCGACTTTCACCCATGCAAATGGGTGTTGCCTTTGGTGAGCTCAATGAAACACTCGGGCTTATACGCAGGCCTGGCCAAGCTATCGTCTCTCGCATGCGCACGTACCTCACTCAGGTTAAGAGAGACCTGAGAAGGAATAAACACGTGAGTAAACGCAAGAAAAACGAAATCGTGGCCAACACCTGGTTAGAGTACGCATTCGGTTGGACCCCTCTCATTAACGATGCGAAGGATGCGGGTATCGCTGCCGCGAAAGTGGCAGCTGGTATACCGAACCTTCTCGTCCGAAAGCGGGGTACAGCGGAAAAATCTGTTACAGGGAATCGCCTTGCGCTTGGGATGTCTCCTGCTGGCTCTATCACATTTGATATTACCACTAAGACGTCAACTAAATGTTACGTCTATGGGAAGATCAGACATGATCTAGGGCAGCCGGGAGACTTTCCTACAGCGTTTGGGCTTACTCCTTCTAACATTCTTCCTACCGTCTGGGAACTCGTGCCTTGGTCGTTCGCGGTGGACTATTTCACAGGGGTTGGTGACTTCATTTCTTCAATGTCGTTTCCAACTAGCTCCCTTCAGTATTATGCTCGGTCGCGCCTAACGAGAGTTAGGGTTGCTACGAGCAATTTTGCTATTTCGGGAGATCCTAAAGAAGAGTCCTTAAACTTATCCGTGACGACTAGCTATTCACCCGGTCAGAGTGCCGTATACCGAGATACGTTCACGAGAGACGCCAATCCGTCCCTGCTGTACTTGCCTCAATGGCAGCTACCAGCAGCTAAGACGGCCTACGTCAACCTTGCGGCGTTGATCAAACTACGGCTTAATCACTAACGGAGACATTAATGACTATTGCGCTTACGTCCCCGGTTACTGGCGGTGCTCAGACGGGCTTCACTGCCCCGACTTACACCGCTGCAACTGATGCGGCCCCGGATACGAATGGAAAACAGTACTCTGTTACCGCCCTTGGCGGTACACAGGCTGGCGTCCGTCCGCACACGGTGTCGGATCCCTTCACGATCCTGTTCGTGCGACCGAAGAACCCTAAGGTCCTTCCTAGCCCGAACCCGATCACGGGTAAGTACCCTGCTGTCCCGATGAACCAGCATATGATCAAGGTCTGGAAGGGTGTTAACTACGCTGCCAATCAGGCACCCGTAGTTGCATCTTTCCAGCTCACCATGAACATCCCTGCTGGGGCTGACAGCTATGACAGTGCAAACATCCGCGCGGCGCTTTCGCTCCTCGCGGGTTCGCTGTCGCAGCAGTCTGCGGGTCAGGGAGACACTTTGATTAATGGAATCCTTTAACCGCATTTTTGAGGTTATATGGACCGTTATCAAAGAGGTCTTATTGGCTTTCTTGCAGGTGTGCTGTTCTCCTTCGTCACCTTTGGGGTGATGTGGGAGCTAGGCCGCCTGCTTAACGGGTAACCGTTAGCCAATGTACTTATTGGAGACTGTATGGACATGTTGCCTATAGTAATCAAGAGCCTAGGTCGTGATATTAAGGCCTTAGGGATCACCGTGCCTGTTAAGCATAGTGACCCCTGGGCCAATCCCCGCGAGAGCGCGGCTGCTTCTATCCTTACATCGTTATTCAAGAAGTTCAAAGATCTTGAAAACACGAAGGAACAGGATGCAGCGGCTCTTGCTAAATTCGAGGCTAGCAATCTTGGCTGCCTCGAATGGGATTTGCAGCTAAACACCTCTCTGGATGAGGAACTATATGGAGATGTCAAAGACATACTCTGGCGGTTCTTCACGAAGGAAGGCGACCCCATTGCAGACAATCTCGATGATTGTTTTATGCACGGGTCGTTAGGTGCGGGGGCCTCCATAGGATCGCCCCACGAGTCGCTTTATGCTAAACTCTTCGCATCTTCTGTCGCTGCACCAAACCACGGTCTCATATATCATTATGAGAACTACATACAACACTTCGCCGAATGGAATAATGCCGAACTTATACGTAAGGCATACCACGGTGATGTTGTGTGCAGACCTAGTAGCCGCCTAAGCTTCGTAGCTAAGAACGACGTCATCTCACGAACGACTTGTACCGAAACTTCACTTGGTATGTATTACCAGTTGGGTCTCGGGAACGTCATAAAAGATCGGCTCTCTGAGTTCTTTGGTATTGACCTGAGAACTCAGCCCGATCTCAACCGTGAGCTCGCTCGTGTCGGTTCCATAGATGGATCATGGGCAACCATCGATCTAGAATCGGCATCAGACACAATTGGTCTCAAGATGTGTAAAGGTATTTTACCTCCTCATGTCATGAGTCTGATTGACCTCTTACGCAGCAGAAGTACTACGTACAGAGGGCGAGTTATACCGCTCCATATGGTTAGCACGATGGGAAATGGTTTTACCTTTCCCCTTCAAACTGCCATATTTGCGGCTGTAGTGAAGTCTGTCATGATATCATACGGAGTCCATAACCAAAAGGTAGACGTTTTCGGTGATGACATCATCGTTCCGACGAAGATGTTCAACCGAGTAGTCCGCCTTCTTGGTATTTTGGGTTTCCGCGTGAACCGTGACAAGTCCTTCTCTGAAGGGCCGTTCCGTGAATCGTGTGGTCATGACTACTATGAAGGAGTCAATGTCCGTGGAGTGTATATTAAGACACTCCGCGGCGACCAAGCGATAAACGTCGCCATCAACCGACTTAATGAGTTCTCTATTGCTCATGGCATACCATTGCCGCGAACAGTAAAGGCATTAAGGTCATTCCTGTCACGTACGCTGTACGTACCAATGTCAGCGCAAGCTGATGCTGGTGTACGCGTACTAGTGAGGACAGGTGAGACACGGCCGAGGTACATCACAGATAGGCAAGCCTATACCTTTATTCAGTACGAGTACTGTCCTCGTCGATTCCATTGGAATCGATGGGGATGGTTACCAGTACCTAAAGGCAAGCTCTCCTACAACTGTAGTGGACTTCTGCTATCGGTCTTATATGGTGAGGTTGTCCCGTCACACCTAACGTCGCGAGACGAAGGGAAGTGGAGGACGAAGCGACGGTATAGTTCCAATTGGGACTACATCGACCCGTCTTCACCCTTGGCAGGTGAAGATGCAAGGAAGATATTTTCTTTCTTGGAGTGTAACCTTAACTAAGTTACCTCAGCC